ACGGGCTGGGGAATAATCGTTGGGCATTTTTTCAATACTCCTCTATTATGCATCTTCGGTGTCAAGGATGGAGTCCGTGACGATGATCGGCACGCCGGCTACGCTGTCGGGATTCGGAGCAGGGCTACCGACGACATTTGTTGCTGTACGGCTTGCGCGCAATTGCTCAAGTGAACGTCGACTCATGAAAAGCCAATTCGGGCGAATGCCGACGGGGAATGTTGACAGCAATTCATAAATCATGTCATCAGTCAAAGTCGACGCAGTTGTCAGATTCTTAATGCGTCCGAGTGCGTTTTCGTTTGCAACCTGCAAACCAATATCAAACGTGAGCGGCGTGCGCCAAGCATCATACGGGTTTGAGTTGCTGTCAGTTACACGGACAATGCGCGGATCATCAGTCTCAAATGAACCCTCATTACCGAGAACCCATTGGACACCGCGCTCACCGCCGACAACAGCCCATACGGACGAGCGAGCCGAGCCAGTACCGCCAGCATCAACCTCAATCGTCGATCCTGTCAGTTCGTTCAATCCCTTAAAACCCTTGGTAGGGCTGCCGGCAATTGAAGTCTCAACAGTAGTCGCAGTGCCGTAGTAAAACTGCGAACCCATGCCGCGAAACGCGCCTTCGAGCATACCAGATGCTTCACGCGCCAATACAACTGCCGTACCATCCTCAGCCTGTCGCGCAACGGCAACATCAACTTCGCTGGACACGTCAACAGTGAAAGTTTCGTGCAGGCGCTGCTTGAATACGGACTGAACCGCAGCGGCACCCTCGTTAGCATCACGGAAACCAACCGTAGGAATGGTTGTACGATGCAGTGTCTTGTACATATAGCCGCTAATCGTGCGCGCAGGAATCACCTGGACTTCAGGCGCAGCAAGCAGCGAATCTTCAATCAGATCGCCAACCGTTCCATTTTGCTTGGCGATATCAAGTAGTGTAAGAGCCATTTTTTCTTACTCCTTTATTCGTTATTCAGATTGAGCGATGCGGCAAACCTGGCGACTCCGCGCGAGACTCCATTTCGCTCAAGTTCAGCAGCACGCTTATCAACCGATGCTGCCTTGTTTTCTTCGTCTGTCGAAACCGCTGCAAACTCGGCGGGTTCTTCTTCGCCAATTTCAACGGATTCGGCTAACTGCATTTCCAAGTCAGCGACACGATCCTGCATGTGTGCGAGGTATGCGTCTTTGGCTTCTGCTGCCGTCAGCTTTTCCTCAAAGGCATACTCAGCAAAGGCAGGGCCGTACGCGTCGTACAGTTCTTTGAATCCAACTGGCTGTTCCTGTACTTCGACAACTTCTGCGGACTCTGCCGTGAATGTCTCGGTATCGGTTCTTCCTTCCGTCGAAAGCTCTACAGCTTCGTCGGCGTTTTCGTTCGTCTCATTAATCGTCTGATTATCGAGCATTTCTGTTTCCTCTGGTTCATTGTTGCGCTCATGCCGTGCTTTGTAGCGAGCCATGAACTGTTCAACGACTGCGGGATTCGCTTCGATCAATTCCCATAGTCGCTCATTATTGTCTAAAAAATCCGTTGCAATGGTTGCGAACTCTGCTGACTTGATACCAAACAGCCCATCCGTTGCCGCGCCCTCATCAACCACATCGACACCATGCAACTTTTCGATAGTGGCGTAAGGATCTCCCGCTAGTTGTCGAAATTCAGGCTCGCTCTCGCTAAACTTGTTGCCGTCCTTGTCAACCCTGTACGATTCGCCAGGGGTGAAAACGATTGACATTCCGAACATGTCAGGATCATCCGCAGCCATTGACAAAACCCGTTCGTACAGGTTGCCGGCAGGCGTATCCTTGGCGCTGTTGCTCAAAAACAAATCTCCGCGCGCCGTTTCGCCATCGACGTAAAAGTTCTTGGCGCGTCCGATGAATGGTGCGTCCAACAGCGCGTTACCGCACATTGTCGGATGCCCATACCTTACCTTGATACCGCCGCTGCCCTGCTCGTTTCCTAGTCTGGCCACATCATCGACAAACGATTGATCGAGTTGCACGCCATGTCCTTTCGCAGGCCCGACTTGATTAAGCGAGATGCCGCGAATGACGCCCTTTTCCGCGTCAATTTCGGCCTCGCTTACGTTAAATATCGCAGTTGCAAATAGTTGTTTTTTACTCATCTTGTCCTCTGTCCTGTACTGTCTCATTCGCGGGATTGCTAACACCTTCTTCGTCGCGCGTGGTTATGCTTCCTGGCATTGCGATCTGTAGTGTTGCACCCTTAGTGACAGCCATTTCTTCCTCTTCCGCGAGTTCGTCAATCGTCCGTTCCCATGACTGATCGCTGCAACCCATTAAATTCTTAGCCTCGCGCCGTGACAGCAACCCGTTGGCGACTGCGATTGAGTAGGCATTCACCTCTTTTAACGGATCAATCCACGGTATGCCACATGGACGCCACACCCATGCAGGATTTACTGGCGTTGTGCCATCCTGCGGACGTTCGCGGCGTGGCAGTAGTCCAGATCGCTCCCATGTACCGATTTTCCACGCTGTTAGTTCGTCGAGGAAATCAATCAAGTCTGCCTGCTTCGCACGAACTGATCGTTGATAATTCAATAAGTCCTGGCGCTGTGCTGAGTAGCTCGACTGCTTTGAGTCAAACATCGTCATGGGCAAATCGAGCGCGAGCAAAGCAATATGTATAGACATCTGCTGAAACTCGATAAACGACGCGCCTGGGGTTTTGGATTCAAGCAAGTCGACGCTATCGCCTGGGTTGAGTTCCAACTTCATTCCGGCTTTAAGCTCATAGTCGTACTTAGGCGAATCCGTATCGCCATCGTCCGCGTAGGTGAAGCCATCGTTGTCGTCAACCTGCTCGCGTGATATTACGCTGCCATATAGCGACGATACCTTTTGTTTGATTCGTTGGTACTCCTGTACCTCGTCGACATCTGCACAGTTTTTGATCGCAGTCATCAGCGGAGAAACCCCGCGCACCGCATCGAACCTGTCGTAGTATGCAAGCAGTTTGAAATTACGCGCGCGGACTACTCTATCAAAAATGAGACTATCATTGTTGATCTGGCGACGATTAAGGACGTATTTGATGGCGCGCCCGCGATTGTCAGCTATAACGCCGTTTTGTACACGGTTTCGCTCGTCCGTTGAAAGGTTCGCTTCTGGGATTCCGCCGACATCGGGCTTACCGATCCGATCAGCTTCGATGGCTTGGATGTGGCCGCTGCGCAAAAGTATCGTGCCTATGTCGCCGTCAACGGTGCGCGATGCCTCTGCCAATCTGATATAGCTGCGTAGGCTGTGGCGGCCGGCAATATCACAATTGCGTGCGCGCCCCCACCATCGCATAAGCGATTCGAGCTGGCGATTGTATGCGGGATCGTCGGTAGTCGCCTGAAAATTGAAGGATGAAACGTAGTCAAGGTGTTTACGAATCATCCATGCAGTAAGAGCATAGTTTCGACGCTGATCGCGTATGGTCGCCTGTGCCTTGCGCTTATCGTTGTCTTTTAACTGACGATCTTCGCTTTTTGTGCGCGTGGATGGTGCCTTTCGCCGTTTCTTATCAACAATGGCGTCATAACCAAACATGGCGACGTTTGCGCCGTCTAGGATGTTCTTGAGCATCTTCACAGGCGCAGATCGGGATACGAAACAGGACGATTATTGCCCTGCAACTGATTAATCTCGCGCTTTAGCTCTTTGCGAAAATCCCGCAAATCTGCCAAGTCCGCACGCGTAACGCGCCTGTCTCCGAGTGTGTACCCCTGCGCGCCCGTTAATACGGCCCTAATCGCGGCCTCAACCGCTTCCAAAAGCGCAAAAGGGGACTCAATGACGCCGGATGATGATGATGATTCCGAACTGGAACTACTGCTTGAACTGTTTGCCATTCGCGCCTATTGCGTGTGTTTGTATATACAACGGCAATATTAGCGCGGGTATGAATTGTGTAAAATTACAAAATTGTATAGATTGCTATTTTCTAGCACGTTAATTTTATCAGTCGAGAAAACTGCCTATTTCGAGAAAAAAATAAAAAAACTCTAATTTGCTATTTACATGGTGAACAATGTACACTATTCTAAGGGTATGGAGAACAGGGAAACAACTCAAACGGGAGAAAGCAAAATGGACAACGAAACACGAGAGCTGATTAACAAGGTTCGCGACCTTCGTGTAGAGCAGGGAATCTCGCGAATCGCAGATCAAGGCAAGCTTGACGATGAGTACCAAGAGGTTTTTGGCAAGGTTGAAATTGATTCACTTGAATCATTTTTTGGAATAGGGGAGTAAGGAATGACGAACGCAGCACTGATCAAAAAGGTAGCAACACTGAACGAACGCTACATTAAGTGGGATAAAAAGTGCGGTGAGTACTGGAAGCAGTCAGCAGCACAGCAAGAGCGCGCCGAGGCAAATCTCGAAAAGGTAAGCAATCAGCTTACAGAGCTAATGCAAAGCATCACAGAGGAACAATACAACGAGTCAGGAATTGGTTTCGACCTATGCGCAGACTGGCAAGACTGGCAATGACCAATCGGGGCGCCTTCGGGCGCCTTAACCTAACCGCCTAAAAGAAGGGGCACTGTATGAGAATTACTAATGCCGACCGGAGCAACCAAATGACACCTAAAACCTTCAGAACCAAGCACGCACTAACCCAACAGCAAGCCGCGCAACTATTCGGCGTTACCGTGCGCGCATGGAAGCATTGGGAGCATGACACGCGCGAGATGGGCGCGCCCGCTTACAGGCTCATGCTTGTAATCGACTTACTTGGGATGAACTCGCGCATAGTTGACGCGCTAAAAGCCTTCAAATCCGATCACTAAACTTGTCGCTCTGGCGGATAGGCTGCCCGCATGAACACTTGTAATACCGGTGCACGGCTACTCCTGGTTGCTTGTACGTCCTAATGACGCGCCTGTTTTCCTTTAACCCGCACGCAGGACACTCTATCCGCGTGTCTGGCCGAGGCGGAACAGATAAACACGTCTGGTACTTGCGCTTCTTCTTTTCACCCTTTTCCATTTTACACCATTGCGTTACAATTATCACTAAAACGGCAGGCCCGAACGCGAACGCTGCCATCAGCATTAAAAAACTAAAGTCAGTTTCCATATTCAAGCATCCATATGAACCATAGCCCGAACAGGACTATGAATATCAGATCATTCGTCGTCATCTTCGAGCAGAAACGGTGCAGAATCGTAACTATGGCCGTTATCAATACCGCTCCAGTTGTTTTCGATGTCGCCGTTTTTGTAAAACACCGTTATCACGTGCGCAGACACATCGTCATCCTTCGCCATTTTATCACCAAACCGCTTTACTCGTTGTTTGTGCTTGTCTGTCATTCAGTAGCTCCTCTATTTGGTTTGAGTTTAAGAATCCTATATACTGGAAATATGTGTCATGGTTGCGATAAACAGGACACGTCCACCGCAGGTATGCACCACACCTGCCAGCGATCACCATCGGACGCATGCACTTCCAGCATTTGCCATTGTCATAGCTGCTATACGTCATCGTAACTCGCTCGTATCTGCCGGCGTCGCGGTGCACGATACCACTTCGCAACAGCTTCATCCATTGACAACCCCGCGCATAGTAGCTCCTTACAGGCACGCGCGTATACGCAGGTGTCTAAATAGTGATTTTTCGACGTTCGCCTATCATCGTCGTCAGCCGCCTTCTTGACAAAAAACCGCTGTATCTCACCCGTTGTCTTTTTCCTCCGCTTCACCAATTTCTCGCTATTGATCTGCGCCAGGACAGTTTGATCAACGTCAATAGGGAAGTCGTAGCGGTTGCACTTGATGTTGTCGTACAGCTCGCGCTTGATCAATCCAGTATTCACCGTGCGCAACATGACACCCTCGGCAGACTTCCCGCGTGGCGTCTTTTCTACCCGCGTTGACGACATGATATATTGCTCTGCGCCCTCTGGTACTAACACGTCGCCGCGCTTACCCTTGACAGGCATTATCCAGGCATGCTGTTTGGCCCATGCGTACACCTCCTCAGTACAATAACCGCTATCCACGCAGAAACCTATTACGCGTAGCTTCCTGTCACCGCCAAAGGGAGTCTCGCGCAACGCCATTAAAGCCTCTAGCGCTTCATCGCCGCCAGACTTCATGTCAGTCTCAACGATACCCCATGAAATCAACCAACCACGTCCCTCGTCACCCCATCCCCATACGCTGTAATAGATGTTTTTCGCGTGCACGTCAACGCCACAAGTCAGTATCTTGCAGCCTTCCGGTATCGTGTTTTTGTGATAGCCGCTCTTGCGCTCGATTATCTCACTGATGTTAATGACGTTTTCACCCCATTCATCCCGTTCAAATGGCCATGCCAAATAAGAATTTATAAATGCCTGCATTTCATCACTGCTGCCGCTGATTTTCGCGCGTAAGTATCC